TTGCGGCCTGCGGTCATGGGGTGCTCCTGTGGGGTACGGTTAAATCAATTGGGCAGTGTTCCGAGACCTGCTTTTGCGATCTGGGCCATGCTGGTGTGCTGAATGCGCTGGATGGGGATCGACTTGTCGGCTTCGATGGACAGGCGGGCGATCTTCCCGCTCTTGTCTTCAAGCGTGACGGTGGCATTGCCAATTCTAATGCTTTCACCGACACGAATTTCGAGTTTCAACAAGTCGTTCCCCTTGGGTTACGCGGACAGATAGGCGTCGCGCTCGGCCGCTGACATCTTGCTCAGGGTTTCCTCAAACCCCATCGGGTCGGAGTTGGCCATGCGGTCGAGGACGGCGAAGCGCCCGCCATTGGTGTCTTCCACGTCGGCGGCCGGCACCTTTGCGAGGTTGGGCGGCAGTTCGCGCCTGGGTGCTGCGGCCTTGGGCGCTGGCTTGTCGCCGGGTGCCGGCGCCTGGAAGCCGAAAGCCTCGGCCAGGTTCTTGTGCGCCTCGTCGAGGAAGCGTTGGCCGGACCACTGCGCCGTCTCTGGCTTGGCTGCCAGCTCACGCACCTCGGCGTCCAGCGCCTTGTAGAGGCGGGGGTTGTCCTTGTAGACAGCATTGCGCTCTACGAACGTGTTGCAGGTGGCCGTCCATTCGTTCTGCAGGCGCTGCTGCTCCATCTGGCTGGCGAGGTCTGCGCGGTCCTGCTGGCGCTCAATCTGGCGCTCCTGCTTGGAGAGCGCATCAAGCTGCTGCTGGTATTCCTTGGCCGTCACGTCGCCATTGTCGAACTGGTCGAGCAGGGCCGACTTCTGGCTGCTGATCTCTGCGAGCTTGGCGTCTACGTTTTCTGGAACCGGCGATACAAGAATGGGTGCCTGTTGCGGGCGATCCTCAATGGCGTCGGCGGTAGGCTCTGCTGCGGCGGGGGCTGCGGTATCGGCGGCGGTGGCTTCTGCTCCAGCCTTTGCCTGTTCTTCAGCGCCTTCTGTGCTTTGCCCATCATCGCCTCCCGCGCTGTCGTCGGCATCTGCCGTGGTTTTAGATCCGCCGTCATCGTCCGCCAGGGCTGCGCGTTCTTCTGCGGTCAGGCCATCGTCAAGTTCTTCGTTCATTTTTAGGCTCCAGGGTTATCGCAGCGCCATGCCGCGGTGTTTCGATTGTATTGCCTGGCAGCATCCATCCCCACCAAACGCTGATAAGGATTTGAGGCCAGAGGTAGAGGGGCATGTCAGTCTTCCAAAAGCATGAGGGCCATGAGCGCCATGATCTGGTCGTCCTCAGCCTTGGCTGCCTTGGATGCTTCAGCGAAGGGGGCGTCGATGGACGGCAGTGGTGCGGATGCCTTAGCGATGGCCTTGGCTGCGGCTTTCTTGGCTGCAACCGACTTGGCCTGCATCGGGGTGGCGCCTGGATCGTCTGCTGGCTTGTCACGCTGCCGGGACTTCTCTATGGCCTCGTACTTTTCCAGCACCTTGCGAATGATGTCGGTGTCTTTCGCCTTCCCTGATCCGTAGTAGCTCACCACCTCCGCGTCGGGCGGCTCTGGCTGAGCTTCCATGGCGACCTTGAACGATCCCAGTGGGAAAGCGCTCCAAGGTATTGCACCCCAAGTCATTTAGATGCTCGCTGCCAGTTTGAAAACAGCGTCAAGCTCTTCGTCTGTTTTTCCAATCGCCCGAGCCACGCCAATAAGCAAAGCGTTATCCCTTGCGAAGTCCAGAGACTCAGCAAATGCGATCTGCAATTCGAAATCCTCAGATGCGGAAACAGCTTGTTTGATGGCGTCGAGCAGCCCAAGCCTGTGCAGGGCAGTAAACATCTGGCGGCGCGTAACCGGCTGGATGAGCGATCTGTCATGCACAACCATTGCAGCAGGCATCACGGCATCAATCTGCTCTTGCGTGGGTTGTGGCTCTGGCCTGTTCCATTCGCGCACATAAACACCATCACCATCGTCTTGCAGTATGCAGTCCTTGCGAAAATCGATGGCTGGATAGATGTATTGGATTGCAGCAGATAGCATCATGGCCCCAGGTATGTGAAATTTACAATGTTGTTTGGAGTTCCGCCGACAACAACTGATGACGATGCGTATGCGTACAACTCCAGCCAATCAGTCGTCCCATTAAGGGCAACCACGCCTCCTACAGTAGACACAATGTATGTCCCCGCAGACTGGAACAAACCCGAGCAGACAGATGTGCTGGAGTTTTTGTAAATAGACGCCTGAAGTTGTGCAGATGTCCCGCCATTTTGAAGCGCCCCAAAGACAAGGTAATTCCCCGCCCTGTTTGGCAAAAACCGTTTGTTTGTTGCATCCCACCATCCATTTGGGTTAGTAATGACGCTGTTTAGAGCACCTGCAATCTTTGTGTTCGTTGAGCTTGGGATAGATTGATTCGCCCCAGTATTCCCAATACTGGTGTACGAGCGATCAAGTTGGTATTCCAACTGCTGTGCAAGTGCAGCCGTAGCTGCATCCGTCACCAGCGCGGAGCTTGTAAGTGCTATTGCGCTGCCTGTGCTTGAGTCGGTCAGGGTGCCGCGGCTAAGGGACGTTCCGGCATGTGTGTAGATGCACCCTGTGCGTATCTCCCATGCAGCCCCATCAACGATTGATACATTAAAGCTAAGGCCATCATCTCCGGCAGCAAATGTCCTGTACCCAGCGGAGGCAGTGGACACCGTTAGCGCACCAGCCAACCCCGGCGCGTTGCTGATTGTTGTCAGCAGTCTGTTTCGGTGGGTCGCAACCATCAAATAGTCCTTTGTTTGTATTTGCCATCAGATAAGATGATCTCTCCGGTGCCGTGTGGCGTGGTGTTGTCAGCCATTACTCATCCACTTTTTTGCCGACGAAGCTGCCGTCGGCTTGTTTCTCAATGACCACCTTACTGCTGCGCGGTTTTCCCATGGCTTCGACCGACTGCGCCATGCTGGCGATGGCCTGCGTGATCTCGGACAGCGCAACCATGGTTCCGTCGCTTATCTGCTTCACGGCGTCGATGCTGGCCTGGATCTCGCTTGTGGGGCCGACTCCGATGGGCGGGCGGCCGGATCCGGTCGGTGGCAGTGCCATGGGCGGGCGCGGCATTGGCATGGGCATGGCCTGCGGCACCGGCTGCATGGGTTGCTCTGGCTGTTCAACCTGTTGTTGCGCCATGTCAGGCTGAGGCTGCAGTTCAGGCACGGCTTGTGCTTGCGGTTCGGGGCGAGGCAGTGGCGCTGTGCCCGGCATTGGCGGCAGTCCGCCAGGTGCACCGTTGGCACTGAAGTTCTTCCAGCCCGCCTCTTGCAAGATGCCGTCGGCCACGCGCGCAATGGTGGGCATGGTGATCACAGCCTGTGCCGCAACCATCGCCTCGCCGGTCGCCGTCACCCGGTCGAGCATGGCGCCGCCGTCCTCGCGCTCGGCCGATGCACCGGCTTTGCGGGCGTTGGCCAACTTGTTGGCGGTGTCGGCCTGCTTGTTCTCCAGATCGGCCATGAACATCGCTTCCTGCGCCTGCGCCTGCTTCTGGGCGTTCTGCATGCGCTCCAGGTCTTCGGGCGTCGGTTCGGTCTGGTCCGGGTCTTTCTGGCCGTTGACGCTGCGGATGCGCTTGGCGATCTCGTCGCGGTTGGGCAGGTCCATGGATTCGACGGCGAGATCAAGGATCAGCATGCCAATCTGCGGCGGCATCTTGGCGATCATCTCCATCAACTGCTCTGCGGCCGCTTCGCGCATGGTGGTGCGCCATTCGGCCTCGGAGATGATGAAGTCCGCCTTGGTGCGGGTGATGTCGTTCTCGGGCAGGCCGTCGTTCAGGTCGCGGAAGGAGGCAGCACCGCGCTCGTTGGTGATGCGGAAGGTCTTATGCTCGGTGCAGAACTGCTCCATCAGGGATAGCTGAGCCTCACCCTGCATCTGGGCGGCCAGGCGCAGATTGTCGAAGGGCTTGTTGGTGGCCAGCGTGCCCTGGTCCTGCCGGCGCTGAATGGCAATGCCGGACGATGCGTTGGTCTGGCGGCCCAGGTTCTCATCGGTGACGCCGCCGACCTGCTGGATCATGTTGATGCCGCGGCTCATCAGTTCAAGGTGCGGGGATGCCAGGTCGCGCTCGGCGTTGAGGATCAGCTCCTTGCCCTGGCGCTTGACGATGATGGCGTCCGGCCGGCTGACTTCCTCGGCAAAGTCGTCGAGGCTGGTGCCGTCGGGCAGCGCGCCCTCATCCATGATCACTTTGTTGGATGACAGGATGTGCAGCGCCTTCGATGCGCGCTTGTTCACGTCGTCCTGGATGTCGCGGATGGAGCGGATCACGCCGTAGGGCAGGTTGTCCCGGCCGCGGCGGTAGCACCATACGGGCGTGAAGCGGAAGCGGTTGTGCTTGTAGGGGCTGGGCCCCTCCCACAACAGGTCTTTGGTGGTCATCAGGGCGACGCGCACGCGCATCATCACCTTCTCGGTCACGACGGACGTGCCGTTCTCGATGGCCTGCTGGTGGTTTGGGTCTTGCGGGTCGTAGACCTCGCCCTTGAATGTGCCTTTTGACAGCTTCTTTACGCGCTCGGGCGTCTTGTACTCCACCTCGATCAGGCGCACGCGCTGGCGCTTGTGAGTCACGACGGTGCGTGACACGCCAAAGTTGCTGCGGTCGAACTCGGCGAAGTCCATGGGGATGTCGCCGTCGCCCATGTCGATGCCGGTGTAGAGGTCGGCGTCCACGATTGCGCTGTCGATCTGTGCAGTGCGCTTGGGAAAGAGCGCCTTGGCCACGTCCACGTCCGCCCACTTGGAGCGGAAGATGTATCGGCCGTCGGAGTTGTCGAGTTCAGTGGCTGCGCTGTCATGCAGCATGTTGCGCCACGATTCGTAGCGCGAATAGATGGGCTCGCCGTCATCCTCGTCCTGTGCACCGTCCTCCAGCCAGCCGATGCCGACCTTGATGGCATCCTCGAAGGCCCGGCTGCGCTGGAACGGCAAACGGTTCACGTCGGACAGGTATTTCAGGTAATCGGTCTTCAGTTCGGCCTGTTTTGCATCTTCCTTGCCGCGCGGCAGGATCTTGAAGTCGGTGCGGCCGCGCTTTTCAGAGCCGATGATCCAGTTGATGGAGGTAGCGGTCACGTTGTAGACGATGGGCGCCTGGCCGCGGTCCTTCAGGCCTTGCGCCTCTTCCTCCGACCACTGGATGTTGTCGTAGTAGTCCTCGTCGATGGCCATCTGGAATCGGTTTTCGCTCTGGCGGTCCAGCTCCTGGCGGTAGAAGCTGAGCAGCCGGGCATGCAGTTGCTGGCCGTGCTCGCTGTCCAGCGGGTTTTCTGCCGGGGCCGGCTGGTCTGACTGCTTGGCCTCTGGAAGACGGTCAACCGGCGTCGATTGCTTGTTGACGCGGGTCAGGCTGTCATCCGAAAGATCAAACATTTGGAATCCTTAAATTTGTCGCACTGGAACGTGATCCAGGAACTGCACCGTGCGCTTTCGCCCGTCGCCCATGTCCACATAGGCTTCGCCCACAACCTCGGTCGATTGCGGGTCTACCGGCATCGAGACCAGATCAGGCAGGTGCGAGTGTAATATATCCGCGATGCGGTGGGTGGTTGTCATGCTGTCTTCAAAGCCCAGCGCCTTGGCGATACCTTTGGCGGCGCGCACGCAATACTTCGGGTCGGCGTACCGATACGCGGCTGAAAGGGCGATGATGCAGGGCTTGACGGTGTTGGGCTGCCGGTAGCGGGGCAGCAGAACCAGACAGGGCTCGCTGTCTTCCTGGTCGCCGTTGTAGGTCCAGGTTCCAAAGAGCACCAGGTCGCCCAATTCGCGCATGAAATGGTGGCGGCTGAGATTGATCAGGGGTTTCTCGCCTTCGATCACGACACGTCCCCCTTCACCGGAAGACCGACCATGCCCACTGAGTTGCGCAGGTAGGCTGCCGACGCGCGCAGTTCGCTGGCGATGCGGCGGTTGTCTTCGGCAAAGGCGTGCGACACGGCGGCGCCGATGGGCTTGCTCATGCTCTCGCGGATCTCGGCCTCTGCGGTCAGCAGGCGGATGGCTTCGGTGTGGCTCATGCTTTTCCTCAGAACGTCGTGGGCTGGGCAATGCCGCGGATCACGGCCATGAAGCCGCGCTGCAGGTCGGTTGCTCCGATGCTGATCCAGCGCTGGTCAAGCGGCGGCGTGAGTTGCACCACATCCGTCTTGCGATTCACGTCAGCGTGGCTGCGCAGCTTCTCGATGTAGGCGCCACACGCTTCAGCCAAAGCCTTGCCCTCATTCATCAGCGCGACTTCTGCCTGGCTGAGTTGGCGGTAGCCAGTGATCTTGGGCTGAATGAAGGTTTCTCCGGTCGGCAGGTCGTTCATAGTGGTTCTCACTGGGTTATGGTGGTGCGATTCTATTACCATGGCGGGCAAAGCGCTAGACGGCAAAACGGAGCGTGTCTACGCCCATGCCAGTTCCTACATCGAACCTGGATGCGATCTTGATGGCCTCTGCGGCGGTCTTCCCGCATGCCATGGCACCCAGTGCGTAGTCGCAGCCCGCTCCGATGGCCCAGAACTTCACCTTGATCTGAGTCCAAAACATGGATTGGTTGGTGTGCCATATCCGGCCCTTGCGGTCGATGGATAGGATGCTGATTTCGGTGAAGGTCGGCACTGCGATCTCGCCCCTGATCCATTGCGTGTAGGCCGAGCACTCATGCGTCAGGCCGGAGCACCCGTAGATCACTTCCCGCCCGTCCTCATGGATGGCCCTGAATATCTTGCGCGTCCTGGTCGGTGTTCCGCCCCATGTGGATTGGCGGTCGGCGGCCAGGGTGTGGCCATCCCATGCGATAGTGGTCAAACGGTTCTCCAACTGCGGGGCTTGGCGCGCTTGGTAGAGGCGGCGGCCGTCACGTTGTCGGCCTGGCCCCATTGCCGGAAGGCATCGGCGTAATTGGAGTACCGATCGTGTAACGGCTCTTCCATGTAGGCGTCGTGCTTCTCGTTGTACTTCTTCTTGTAGTTGTCCAGCGCGGCCAGTCCGTCGGCGCACTCCACCTCGTCAATGTAGACGTTCCCATTCATCTTCAACCGGGTCTGATTGATACCGGTCAGCACCTGCTCAATGCGCTGAAGTACCTCGAACCGGTGGCCTGGCATTAGTTCAGACAGTATCTGCTCGGTGCTCTTGCCGGTCTGAAGGCTCTTGTTGGCGGCATCGTGTGGCAGGTGGTGCTTGCCATAGGTGAAGCCACGGCTTTGCAGGTACTGTGCGTAATGGTCCAGGCTCTCGCCTGAATTCTCGTAGGCGTGGATAAAGCGGTGCTCTCCGGCAATAAGCTGGTGAAACCAGATGGCGGTGGTGTCGTTGAAGCCCAGATCCCAGAACGTATTGACCGGGATACCGGCCTGGTACGGCACGCGGCGGATGCGGCCCTGCTGGCGCAGGCGTGACATCTCGTTGAGATAGTAGGCCCCTTTGACCTTGCTGCCCTTCCACAACCCCTTCAGCAGCGCCTCGCGCTCGTCGTGGTCGAGTTGCAGCAGCGCCTCGCGGTAGCCGGTGCCCGTCAAATGCGGGTTGTCGCTCAACCTGGCGGGGATGAACCGGCGCCGGATTGTGGTGATGATCCCCATTTCCTCGTCGATGATGTCCACCGGCAGGTTGGTTTCCTTGCCTTCTCCGTCGATGCCCCATCGCTCCATCACCCATTTCTGGCCTGGTCCATCGGGATTGGTGGTCGCCCGGATGTAGCGCGGCAGGGTTTTGTCTGCACTGCGGCAGCGTGAGAACAGGTAGAGGTAGCAGACGTTGGTCGGCCAGAGCGTGAGCTCGTCGAAGCCGATGTAGTTCCAGGCACGGCCTCGGTACTTCAGCCGGTCATTGTCGTGCTGGAGGTGGCCAAACTCTACCTTTGCACCCGATGGGAAGGTCCAGACCTTCTCAGTCTGGTTGTATTTCGCGCCCTCGATGACCTGTGGGTAAATCTCCA